AGTCGTTGAGATTTGCGGCATAACGCTATCCATCTCACGAGCTGTTGAGGCGTCACCAGTTACCTTGGTATTGTCCTGTCCAACGTATGCAAATTCTAGGTCGCGCTTTATGGATTTTAGGGCTTTCGACAGCTGATGGGCCGTTTCTTTTGCTCTTCCATGCAGCCGTATAGAATCTGCCGTGGCTGTCACTTCGAACACATCTGAAAGTATCTGAGTGTTGTTAGTACGTAAGGTTGTTGGTGAACGAGCTACGTTCACAAAATCTGCACCCTCAACTGCCTTATTATCGGCGGCATTTGGAAGCGCATCTTCCATCCATTCAAATACACGAGCATTCACTTTTTCGGATTTGATAAGGGAAGTAAAAGGGGTGTCTGTGGGCGTAATCGAAGTGATAATCGAGCTTACGTCCTCTGCTTTACCTACTTGGTCGTAGGTGGAAAATTCATTTGCCATGTGGTTAGTATTCCTTTTTGGCTATTGGGTTTATGTTTCCCAACGCTTCAAAAGTACCTCGGCAATATCGTCTATGTCGTTCCCTGCAGACTGCGCCAGCTTTGCCTCTGCATCTTGGATGCGCTTGGCTTTCAGCTGCTTGTTATTCGCCGGTGACTTATTAGATTTAAGTACCTTCTTGGCGACACGCTTTTTCTTTGTGGTGGTGACTTGCTTGGCTTGGTCGTAAAGACGAGCCTTGTTAAGCACCTTGATAACCACAGGGTCTACGTAGTTGTTGACTTGTTCTTCGGGCAGTCCAAGCCCGATAGCATATGACCTGATATCGTCATAAAGCTGGTTGTTCCATTCAGGTATGTCTTGCTCCAGAACTTTTACAGCCTCTTTGGCTGCATCTTGCATCTTTGCTTGTTGCTGGTGCTTTAACCCGTCATAGAACTGGTTTGCTTCTTCTTTGATAAATTTCAGGTCATTGTATGCGTCCTGAGCTTCTTTGCGCAGCTGCGTGAAGTCAGCGTCATCCAAATTCTTCGAAGCTAAAATCATGTCAACTTCTGAATATGGTTGGTAGCGTTCTTCAGCCTTCTGCACCATGCGCTGCAGGATAGCATCGGTTTTGCCGATATTGTCTTCAGCCTCTTTGCGTTGAGCTGCTACTTCTTGAGACTTTCTGGTAAGGCTTGCTTCTTGCCCGTAAAGACGCTTCAAATCTTTGATAGATGCCTGTTTGGTTTCGCCTTCGACTGAGATTTCAATGAGAGTGTCATCGTCAACTTCGACAGTTTCCTCTTCATCATCTTCTTCTTGGTCTTCGGTTTCTTCCTCTTCTTCGTCAGGGTCTACCTCTTCATCTTCATCATCTAGTTCGACTTCTTCAATCGCCTCATCTTCCTGCTCTTGGACATCTTTAGTCTCGTCATTGTCCTGAGCAGTAGCCTCTTCCGTAGCTTGTTCTGATGGCTGGTCATCAGCGTCTTCCCATCGCTTCAAAAGGGCGTCAGCCGCTTCGTTAACATCTAACGCTTGCGGCCTCTGTTCTTGAGATGTTTGCACGTTATCCATGGTGCTATTCTCCACTGTTATCGTTGGTCTCAGCTTCACGCTTGGTCAGAATTTCGTCACGAATTGCCACACGCTGCTTTAGCGTATGGACAACTCCGACAAGACCTCTGTAGTGAAAGTAAGACTGTTCTCTTTGCTCGGCTTCTTCAGGTTTCGAGTTAACAAATCCCTGGAATGCCTCTTCTACTAGACTGTTCACGATGCTATTGAACGTGTTGTTTTTCAATAACTCTTCAGCCTGATTACCTTGGTCATACAAGGCATCTTCGTCTTGCATAGAATTCTCTCCTTAAAGTTGTTTATTAACCAGTCGGACTGACGATACCTCGTCTGTCCTCTGTGGTTTTCAGCAGTTCCAATTCGCCTTCATCGACCTTCTGCTTGTGAGCAAATTCTGCTTCACGTAAGTCTTGCTGGTCTGACTGGAGTGCAAATTGAGATTGTGCTTTGGCTGCATCAAGTTCCATCTTGCTGGCTGCTTGTTGCGCCTGTGTCGCCACTTTCTGTTCAGCAACGGCTGTTTGACGCTCCTGAAGCTCCATTTGCTTCTGAGCCATTTGCGCTTGCATCTGTGCTGCTGGGTCAGGCTGTGGGGGTGGTAATTGCTCTGGGCTTGTCAGGTATTCATTCACGTTGAGAATGCCCTGCTGCTCCAGAATTTGCTTCATCATGTTGTATTTGTTTTCCATGCCGTATAGCGGCTGGAGCGTTGGGTCTTGTGACATAAGGGTGTGAAGGGCTAGATACTTCTGTGCTTCACGCTCCTGTTCGCCATAGCCAAGCTTCATCTCGACCATAACGTCACGCTTTTCTTTCCAAGAGCGTGGGTCAATTTCAACAAAGCCCCCTGCTATATCAACGACCTTTTCGTACTGCTCGTTTTCAACTACTAGTCTGTAGGCTTCGTGATATAACGGCTTCAGAAACTGCATAGCGAAATTTCGAGATATGATTTTGGCTCGTTGCTGGCTCATGGTGGCAAGTTGCTCAACCATGGCAGCTGAATTTTGTTTGCTTATGGCATCCTTGTTCATCCCAGTGCTGAGTGAGCTAACTGAGGATGTTTCTTCTTTTTCGTCATCAAGCAAGTTGATGGTTTGGAAAATGAAGGGGTTCAGCGGTGCTTGCGGCATCGGCATCACCGCATCAGGGCGGGTCACGTTCACGATGCCCCCGACTTTGTTCGAAATTAGCTCTCTGGCGTTAGTTAAGCCACCTTTGACAATCATGTATTTTGGATTGTTCGCAACGACCGCATGGTCAAGAATTGACCGTGTCAGAACGGTTTTGGCGTTCTGTGTCGCTATCAGCTTGCTTGCGAAGTTCGCACCGTAAAAGCTGTGGGGCGTTGGTAATGGTGTGAAAGTGATAAACGGGCGTCTATCGACCTTTTCCATCTCCAGTATCTGGTTACCAGCTTTGACCACTTTATGAAGCGTAGCCTCACCCGTAGCATCGGGGTCAATTCTGATATATGCCTCGTAAACCATGATTTCACGAACTTGGTCGATATAGCCGTGAGCATGGTTTCTGCGACCACCACCGATTTGCTCGAACCTTGCGAGTATCTCAGGGTCAGTCTCTAGCTCTACGTCTTCATGGTCTGTCCCAATCAGCGAGATTTTGTCTTCATCATCTGGGTACATCTGGCGCAATTCGGTCAGGCTTTTACGTGTCCGGTGCGCACAAAAATCAACATCCAGACTAGGAGCTTGGGCTTGGATTAGAAACTCTTCTGGGGCAATCGGCTCAATGCGTACCTGTGATACGTCTATTTTGCGTTCAATCGTGCCTGAGATAAGCCCAATCTCGTTGGTTTCGCTGTCTACTAGCTCAATGTCGTCATCAGCTAGCAGTAAGTCTAATTCGTCTTCTGTAAGGTTCTGAAATTCTTCTTCTTGCGGCTCTGTAATCTGCTCCCAGTATATTTTACAGACACCGACACGTGCCATCAGGCCATCTAAAATAACCTGTTGCGCCACACCGAAAAAATCATTCTGGCGGTGGATTACATAATCTGTATAGGCAGAACAAATTTCAGCTGTTTGAACGTCCTCTGGGCCAGTAGGAGCAAAGCGAACAATTCGGTTTCCGGCTGCAAATGTCTCAAGGAGCAATGCAGACATTGACTGAACGCCAGCCCATACATCTTGGCTGATGTATTTGCTGTTGGCATCGTGTGCCGGTGTAGGCTTTTCGGCGTTGTAATACTCAGTGACCTTTTTGCGTTCTTGGCTCAACTCACTGTCGTAATAACCTACGGCTGATTTGATGTTCAGCTCCAAAGCCTTCAGGATATCGCCGTCATCCATAGGCTGGTAATCATCTATTTTTGCCATTAAATCATTTCCGTATAAAGTTCGTCAGGTGTTTCGACTGCTTCCCATGCCCCTTCGTGGACATAGTTAGCCAAAGCCAAGCTCATCACGCAGTCGTCATGACAGCCGTGTTCTGCTTGCATCGCCCCAGACTGGGTTACGATGTAAGTCAGCATTTCCCTGATTGTGGTTTTGTCGTTTAGCTCCAGCTCGTTTTCACGCATCGCTGCTCTGAGCTGGTCAATGACAAGAGGTTTGGATTTTGCAGTGGTTGTAAAACCTAGCTTGACCGTTTCTTTATCAGTCGTCTTATCGTGCTGAATTTCAGTGTACATACAAGGATAAGCCATGTCCTTACCCAGACGAGTAACCGTGAGAATGCCATGGCTATTGTTTTCACAACAGATAAGAGCTTCGTTGTAATACGTTCCAAGATGGAAAAGAACTTCCGCAAAATAGTCTGGATGAACGTGACCACGCCACGTAGCCACTTGACGCTTTTTGCTGTCCAAGACTTGCGCGACAGACCAGTCTCCATCTTTGATGCCCATTGCAGTATCTGCACCCACAACATAAGTTTCTCCTGCGTCATGTTTTCTGTAAATTTGTAGTTCACCACGTGAGTGGTTGACCCATTCGTCTGTTTCCA